AGAAGTCTGAGGGTACAGAACAGGTTGATGATTCATCGGATGAAGGTTTCATAAATGTTACCGATGAAGCTAAAAATGATTTGCCTTTTAAGCAAAAATAGTATATAATTATAGGGTAAGTTACAAATAGGTTGGCTGGATTGTTGCGGAGTTCAGCTATGAAAACCTCATAATTCAGCTAACCACAGCTTGTATGATTGAATACCGCAACTATTCTTTCGTGCAGGCTGATTTTTTTATCAAGGAGTAAAGATGGTATTCAGAATCAAGAAGAATAATAACTATACTGTTATGAGCAACTTCCATCTACGAGATAAAAACTTATCTCTTAAAGCGAAAGGGCTGTTGTCATGGATGTTATCAAACAATGATGATTGGGATTATTCAATAGCAGGAATTGTAGCGTGTTGCAAGGAAGGTGAAACCACTATAAATACAACCTTAAAAGAATTGCAAAATAATGGATATGTGGAAGTCAAGAAGATAATGCCTAACAAGGAGTCAAACAGAATACATTATGAATATTTTGTATATGAATATCCTCAAGGGGTAGAAAGTCTAGGTCTTGAAAGTCAAGGGGTAGAAAGTCAAGGGGTAGAAAGTCAAGGTCAAATAAATACTAATAAAATAAATACTAATAAAATTATTACCAATAAAAATAATAATAATATAAGGTTCAAGCCACCCACGCTTGAGGAGCTAAATGAGTATATAGCTGAGAACAACCTCAATGTGGATGCAAAACAATTTATAGACTATTATGAATCAAACGGTTGGAAGGTTGGTAGGAATCCAATGAAGGATTGGAAAGCCACAGTTAGACGTTGGCATCGCACGAATGGTGATAAAAGGAAATATCAAAGTGCGATGTCCGAGGATAATTCGAGAGATTTGAAACAACTAAGAACTATTGAGGAAATGTATTTAAAAGGAGACATACGATGATGAAGTATATGCAAGGAGGTAGAAAATGATAGCAGGGTTGTTGTTGTGCGGTATGTTATATGCATATCCGCCAACAGAAGTACCACCTACTTATTGGGTACAGGAAGTTGAAGAGGGTGAGTATGTGGGTGAGTATAACTTAACGGCTTACACACATACAGGCAATAACTGTGCTGATGGTGTGTATCCATGTGCAGGTGTAACGGTTGCTTGTAATGATACAAGATTATGGCACAAGACTATACGAATTGAAGGGTATGGCGATTTCTATGTGCATGACACAGGAAGTATGGCTGTTATGGGTACAAATACTATTGATATATTTGTTGATACCTATAATGAGGCGATTCAGTTCGGAAGAAAAAAGGACATAAAAGTATATATATTAGAGGATTAAAATGACTAATTACGAAATAAGTAGATTATATCAATTGGCAAAAGATATGGATGAAGAGATATTTATATTAGCGGAGCTTACAGATTCAGATGCCGAAACTATAATTGAGGTGTTGAAGGATGAAGGAGTCTATGAGGAAAAACAAATCCAGAGATGCATCAATTGTAAGGAAATGTATATAGAGAGAGGAAGGGCGCATATATGCCCTTCCTGTAAAACAAAGGTAATGAGGAGAAGAAACTATGCGAGAAAGAGTTATCATAAAGTCAAGTCCACATGGTAAAGCAAAATTATATAAATGTCCAAAATGTAATGAATATTTATTAAGAGATTCGTGGGGGAGTAAACATTGTCCAAATTGTAATAAAGAACTAAGTTGGAGAGGTACAGGGAAAAAGGTGAAGATTGATGACGATTGAGGAAATAAGAGCTGAGGCGGAAAAGCTTGGTTATCATGTAGTAAAAAACAGAGGAACAAGAAACCCATATATGGGAAAAAGGAAGTGCAAGGATTGTATCTGGTTAGATATGAGCGAGAAATGTGTTATAGGTTATGAGTGTAAGAACCCACTAAAACACTTTGGAACAAGAACGGCTAAGTTTAAATACGCCCATACGCCTTGTTGTTCAAAGTTTACAGAGAGGAGTGAGAGCGAATGACAAATGAGAATATAAGAGATTGCAAGAATTGTAAGCATTATGTTTTATACGATAAAACAGTAAATTTGCCACCGATATATGCCTGTGAGAAATGGGAATGCGAGTTTGAGCCGAAGGAGGTGAGAGCGGATGACGGAAGAAGAAATAAGAAAGGGTGATATAGTTGAGATTGATTATATTACAGAGTTTACAAAAGAACACATCAATGAGGGCAAAGCACTTGTAATCTGGAAAGGTTTTAATCACCAGCCACTTGTCCGTAAATTGAATACAAAAACAACTGTATGGACTTGTTATGAACATATAGCAAGGATAGTAGGTCATATAGATATTGAGGGCTATATGGATAAAGCATTAGAGCAACAGCCTTGTGAGGATTGTATCACAGAACTTATAAGGGAGTTTGATAATAACCATCCTGTATTATTTGCTGATTATATGCGAGAGTTTAATAACCATCCTATTTCGGAGATTATTGAATATATGTGGGATATGCATGACTTGATTGAAGATATTAAATATAGATTACCAAATGCAGAAAGTGAGGATAAGGAATGAAAGGGTTGTTCATACCAGAGATAACAGCAGAAATGTTTAGAAATGGATGCCTTGAAAGCATAGAAACACTTATGGCAGAAGGTGAGATATATGACATTGATTATCAACAGCCTTGCGAGGATTGTATCAGCAGAGAGCAAACACTAAAAGCATTTGCCGAAAAATGTGGCGGAGAATGTGCTTGTTGTGAGTATAATGGTTCTGGTTATGATAATGCGGAAAACTGTAAATTGATTAAGTCTATGCCATCCGTAACACCATCAAGACCTAGAGGAAAATGGATAGTAGAACGAGAAGAAATAACCACTGAGGATTGCTTTATAAGTTATCCACACACGAAATGTTCATTGTGTAAGGTAGAAGTAAGATTTGCGACAAATTTTTGCCCTTGTTGTGGGGCAGATATGAGAAAAAGTGAGGATAAGGAATGATTAGAAAATATATTATTGAAGCGGATGATTCTATTAAAGGGTTTAATGAAGAAATTGCAAGACTTGAAAGAGAATGGGGAGCAGAAGAAATTGAGCCTTGTGAGGATACAATCAGCAGAGATGCGGTTGAAAAAATCACATGGGAAGAACCAAGTTATGATGATGCGTTGAATGTACTCACTGAGGTTAGAGACAAGGTGAGAGCGTTGCCATCCGTCACACCACAGCAGACAAGTTGGATACCTATAAAGACAAGACCACTGACCGAGGAAGAAAAAGAAGAAATTGGGCATGAATATGCTTTTATGTATGATTGTCCACTTCCAGATGACGGTCAAGAAGTGCTAATAACGGATTGTTATGGGAATGTTGAAATAGATACATTTTGCAGAGACCATGAGGGATTCTATTTTGAGAATAATTGTGATGATGGCGAAGTGATAGCATGGCAACCAAAACCAGAGGGATACAAGGCAGAAAGTGAGGATAAGGAATGATTGATAAAATCATAATATGGTTATGCCATATCAGATATAAAAAGTATGGTATGCCGATATATTACATTAAAGGGATAGATTGCACACGATATTTGTTATACACAGAAAACGAAAACGTATATCAAAGAATGGATAGGTTTTGAGCCATATGCAGAAAGTGAGGATAAGGAATGACAATAGATGAAGCTATTAAAAGAAATCCATTTAACCCCAATATAGGCGATGAATCAGCGTATTGTAGATATTTAAGATATAACGTTACAGGATGGTATAACCTTGATAGTAAGGAAGTTCGCAGAAGGTGGCAGAAAGTGAAAATGAATATGTTAAATATAGATATAGATGATGAAAAAAGATTTTGTAGTAAATGTAGTTGGAATGATTGTGATTATGGATGTACTTGTCCACCAAATGAAGAAGTGTATCAATGTGATATGTATATGCATTATCATCCAGATGAAGTTAAAGAGTTTAATAAAGCTATGGAAGAATGGGCAAATCAACACAAAAAGCGAGGTTAACACTGATGAATGAAATAAATATTAAGGATGAGTTGAATGAAATAAATATCGATGATGAGATAAAAGAGAGGGCAGTAAGATTCGGAAAGGCACTAAGTGAATCAATTAAACCATTACTAGATGCACTTGAATCATTACTAGATGTGATTGATGGATTAGAGCCTTACCAGAGGTATGAATTGTTACACCCACGAAAGAAGCCTAGAGGGAGCATTCGCAGAGCAAGAAAGCGAGGTAAATGTTGATGGAGAGAGAGATAGTAATTAAGATACATGAAAAGGATTATCAATCGTTGAAAAATGGTCATATTCCATTTAGTGTGCTTGACGTACTTATGAAAGGTATACCACTCCCAAAAGGACATGGGAGATTGATTGATGCAGATGCTATACAGAAATATCAAATAGATACTTACGGTCAAGGACTATCAATCATTGATAATGCACCAACTATTATAGAAGCAGATAAGGAGAGTGAAAAATAATGAAAGTTAATATATGCGGAGTACCACATGAAATTGTAGAGTGCGAGGATTCGTTTACGACAGATGCTACTCATTTTGGACAGATTGATTATAAGGCTTGTGAAATCCGAGTTAACAAGGATATGACAGCAGAAGCAAAAGAAGAAACTATCGTACATGAAATGGTTCATGGAATGCTTGTGCATTTAGGATATACAGAGCAGAGTGATGATGAAACCTTTGTACAGGGATTGGCGAATGCCATATACCAAGGATTTGATATAAGAATGAGTTAAGAAAAGTATGGAAAATAATTATTGAAAGTGATAAAATAATTTTATGAGAGATTTTAAAAGTATTGGAAAAACTGTAGAAGGCAACGAAGGAAACAAGTGCAATTATCCGTATAGATTAGACACATATGGTTGCGGATGTTCTCACGATTGTAGTTATTGTTATGCCAAGTCATTGTTAAATTTCAGAGGGCTTTGGGATGCCAGAAGCCCTTCTGTCGCAGATATATCCCAAATAACCAAAGAAATTAAAAAGTTACCAAGAAAGGTTATAAGGCTGGGAGGCATGACGGATTGTTTCCAGCCTATTGAAAAGCTCCATAGAGTTACATATAAGACAATTAAGGTGTTAAATAAATATAAAATACCATATCTGATTGTCACTAAGTCAGCAATAATTGGGGATGATGAATATATTGAAGTTATGGATAAGGAACTTGCTCATATACAAGTTACGGTAACCACAACCGATGATGAGTTATCCAAGACTTATGAAAAGGCATCCGTGCCAAGTGAAAGAATAAGAGCTATCAAGAAGTTGCAGGAAGCAGGATTCGATGTACAATTGAGGCTCAGCCCTTTTATTCCTCAATACATAGATTTTGATATATTAAACAATCTGGGTATAGATAAGATTTGTATTGAGTTTTTGCGAGCTAACAGTTGGATAGAAAAGTGGTTTGATATAGATTATTCAGAATATACCGTGAAGGAAAACGGATACAGACATTTGCCACTCGAAAAGAAAAAGCAGTACATAAAACTTATAACAGGATTTAAGCAAATGACCGTGTGTGAAGATGAATCTGAGGCTTATGAATATTGGAGAGATAATTTTAATTACAATCCAGAGGATTGTTGCAATTTAAGGAAAAGGAGAAAAATATGAGTAAATTAAAAGTTGAGTATGTGAAAAAAGAGGATTTAAAAACCTATGTAAACAATGCTAAGAAGCATTCCGCAGAACAGGTTGAGGCTATTAAGAAGTCCATTAAAAAGTTTGGCTTCAATGACCCAATAGCTGTCTGGAAAGATAATGTAATTATTGAAGGTCACGGCAGATTGCTTGCTGTAATGGAAATGGATGATATTAAAGAAGTTCCAATCATTAGATTAGATGACCTTACAGATAAGGAGCGAAAAGCCTATACAATAGCTCATAATAAGCTTACGATGAATACAGGCTTCGATAATGACATGCTGGGAGAAGAGCTGAAATCAATCATGGATGAAATTGATATGACTGATTTTGGCTTTGGAGACTTTGAACTGTCTGTGCTTACAGAGGATTTTGAACCTACTCCATATGATGATAAGGAAATTGAGGAATACAGCACAAATGAAGATAAGTTCCTTGCTAAGAAGAGAGTGATTATTACATTCACAGATGAAGATGCTCAAAAATTAGCTAAAATGCTTAATCTTGAAGAGATTGACAAGGTGGTTTATGACTTTAAGGAACTGATGTTAAAGGAGAATATATGAAATTCGGTATAGCCAGCTACCATAGACCAGAATGTAAAACAGTAAAAACCTTGTTAAACTTTGGTATTCCGAAAGAAGATATAGTAATATCAACGCAATGTGCGGAGGATTACGAAGAATACAAGGGAAAACAAGAAGTCGAAGTAATATTTCAAGAAAAGGATTGTGCAGGTGGAAACAGAAACACTATTCTACAGACCTTACAAGAGCCTGTTGTCCTTCTGGATGATGACATAACCAACTTTTCGGCTTATGATGGACAATCCTTTAAAATCGCTGATATCGTCCTTAAAGATGAGATTGATAAAATGGTTGCGATTTGTAACAAAAATAAAGTTGCAGTTGCAGGCATTTCACCTTCTACGAATGCTATTGTAAGAAAAGGCAGAGCAGAGGTTGACTTCCTTACCCTTTTACAAGGAACATTCCTTCTTGTGATAGATACAGATATCAGATTTAACGAAAAATGGAAGATGGTTGAGGACTATGAATTAGCTCTTAATGTAATATCAAGCGGTAAAAATACAGCTAGATTTAATGATTTATGTGCAAATAAGCCTAAAAATGGCTCGAATAAAGGCGGTATGCACGAAAGATATGAAAGAGGCGAATTAAAACTATGGATTGAGAAGCTGGCAAAAGTATATCCGGCATTTAAGCCAAATAAAACCTTAACAGGAGGGAGTATAAAACTTTGAGCGAAGAAAAGAAAATATCAATGACATATCAAAGTCCTAGATGGACAGGTGAAATTGCTGATTGTACCTTACCTTTAACATTTGATACATACAGCAATTGTTCTTTTGGTTGTGTTTATTGCTTCTCACAGTACCAGAGAGGCATCGGAGGAGCGAAAGAGGATTACTTCAACAAGAATGTAAAAAGCGTAAATCCAGAAAAGATAAAGAAAATATTCAGCGGAGAGGATAAAAACAGCCAATTCTATCAGTATATAAAAACAAAAAGACCTATTCAGTGGGGTGGTTTATCAGACCAATTTGACGGATTCGAGAAACAGTACGGAGTTACTTATGAAATCCTAAAGTATTTGCGTGAGATAAACTATCCTATTTGCTTTTCTACAAAGAGTGCATGGGTATTCAAGGATGAAAAGTATCAAGAGCTTTTTAAAGGTGCTGACAATTGGAATATGAAGTTTAGTATTATCACGCTAGATGAACACGATGCTGAAAGAATAGAACAGGGCGTTGCTTCACCGAAAGAGAGACTTGAGGCTATGAAGATTTACAATAGCCTGTCGAAAGGCGGAACAACCTTAAGACTCAGACCGTTTATCGTAGGAGTAAGCGACAAGACATACCTAGACCTTATAGAGCAGGCACATGAGGCAGGCGCAACAGCCGTAACAACAGAGTTCTTCTGTCTGGAAATGAGGTCAATAAACCAAGCTAAGACACATTATGATATAATAAGTGAGTGCTGTGGCTTCGATATAGTTGATTTTTACAGAAAATACAGCAATGGTTCTGGATATCTGCGACTAAACAGAAAAGTAAAAGAAAAGTACGTTAGAAATATGCAGGAGTTATGCCATAAGCTGGGAATGAGATTCTATGTATCAGATGCACACTTCAAAGAATGCTGTGATAACTGTTCCTGCTGTGCATTACCACCAGAATGGGATTACAGCCGAGGAAACTTTAGTGGTGCTTTACAGATAGCTAAGAGATGCGGAGAAGTACGCTGGAGCGACATAGAAGGCGATATGTATTACTTAAAGGGAATTGAGTATAAGAAGGCTCAAGGCTTTAACTGTAATTCATCTGAAAATAGAGCAAAGTTCGCTGATATGGATATGAAAGACTATCTAAGATACCTCTGGAATAATCCAAAGATGGGGCAAAGCCCTTATAAGCTATTCGAAAGAGTATTAAAACCAGACGGATTTGACGAGAACGGAGACATAATATACAAGTACAATGAAGAGGTTACTTTCGAGAAATGCCAGCATCAGAAGCGTGATGAAATAGTAGTCACAAGGGTATAACCGAGTTTAAAGGCGTTTTAAGCGTAAAATAACTATATGCTACACAATTTGTAATTCAATGTTTTAAAACGCCTTAAAACTTACGTTAGCGTCCTTAAAACATGATATATACGATATGGAGGTTATATGGGCAGACCTAGAAAAAACATAGACAAGAAAGAGTTTGAAGGATTATTAGCAATACAATGCACTCTGGAAGAGGTTACAGCCTTCTTTGATATAAAGCTGGGAGGCTGTTCAGAGGATACTATACAGAGATGGTGCAAAAAGGAATATGGAGAGAATTTTGCGGTGGTATCAGCCAAAAAGCGTAATTACGGTAAAATATCTCTGAGGCGGTCACAATTCAGACTTGCTGAAAGAAACGCCACAATGGCGATTTTCCTCGGAAAGAATTATCTTGGACAGGCTGATAAGATAGAACAGACCATAAATACTATTGACGATTCAATGAGAAAGGACGTAGACGAGCTGTTAAATGACATCAGAACAGAAATCGACAATTCAATTACTGATGACGAAACCTCTGATAATAGGGCATAAAGTTGGATTCGATAAGCTAACACCACTTCACAATAAATGGATGCTTAGAATGCTACACAGCCAGAATGATGAAACCTTACAGGCACACAGAGGAAGCTACAAAACAACCTGCCTATCAATCGTTATCGCCATATTGATGATTGTATGCCCTAGTTTGCGTATAGCATTCATTAGAAAGACAAACGAGGATGTAAAGGAAGTCATTAAGCAGGTCAAGAAAATACTGTTACATCCATTTATGCAGGAGCTATGCCGAAGGATATGGGGAGTATATCTGCAATTCACTACAGAGAATATGACCGAGCTGAATACAAACCTATCCTCAGACACTAAAGGTACATCTCAGCTGACAGGCTTTGGTATCGGTTCATCTATTACAGGTAAGCACTACGACAGGATATTTACGGATGATATTGTCAACGTAGAGGACAGAACAAGCAAGGCTGAGAGAGACAAGACAAAGATAATCTATCAAGAGTTACAGAATGTCAAGAACAGAGGCGGTCATATCTTCAATACAGGTACACCTTGGCACAAGGATGATTGCTTCACGATAATGCCGGAAGCAACAAAGTACGATTGCTACACGACAGGGCTTATGTCTGAGGAGGATATAGAAGCAGTAAAACAGAGTATGATACCTTCTTTGTTCTGTGCAAACTATGAATTAAGGCATATTGCCTCAGAAGATATTATATTTGATAATCCGATAAAGAATGTTGACCCAGCAAAAGTTGAACAGGCAAGGTTCTGTCACATAGATGCTTCATATGGCGGAGAGGATTTCACAGCCTTTACCATTATGAAGAAAAGCAACGGCAAGTATTATGTGTATGGCAGAATGTGGCATAAGCACGTTGATGATTGCTTAGATGAGATAATAGCATTCAGACAGGGCTTTATGGCTGGTAAGATTTGGTGTGAGGATAATGGTGATAAAGGATATCTGGCAAAGGAATTAAAGGGCAGAGGCGAAAGAGCTGTAACATATCATGAAAGCACAAACAAATACCTCAAGATAACCTCATATCTCAAGGCTATATGGAAAGATATTGAGTTTGTAGCAGGTACGGATGAAGAGTACATCAAACAGATAACCGATTACAACGAGAATGCGGAACACGATGATGCACCAGATTCGCTTGCTAGTCTTGCAAGGCTGTTGTATGATAGAAAAGACGATGAACAACGTAGAGTACCAAGAATGTATGGAGGGGCGTGATGTTATCATATCAAGATTTATTAAGAGTAGGCGATAATGAAACGGACAGAATGGCATTTATCCAAGAGGTCATAAATGTCCACAAAAATAGCATCTTATACAAGGATGCGAAGATAGCAGAAAGTTATTACCGTAAAAAGAATAAGACCATTATGGAGTTCCAAAAACTTCTGTACACTGTGACAGGTGAAGCTATTCCAGATAATTACAGCGCAAATTACAAGCTGAGAAGTCAGTTCTTCAAGAAGTTCATAACACAGGAAAATCAGTATTTGCTTGCTAATGGTGCATCATGGAATAATTCAGATACAGAGGATAAGCTGGGAACAAAAAGGAAACCATTTGATAGACAGCTTCAAAGTGCAGGAATTAAAGCATTATGGGGCGGAGTATCATTTGGATTCTGGAACTTAGACCATGTGGACGTATTCAGCATATTAGAGTATGCACCATTATGGGATGAGAATGATGGTTCTATGAAAGCAGGCGTAAGGTTCTGGCAGGTTGATGAACAGAAACCTTTAAGAGCTACTCTGTATGAAATGGATGGCTATACAGATTACATCTGGAATAAGGTTGAAGAGAATGGCAAGCAGGATTTCAAAGGTCAGATATTACATGACAAGAGAAAGTATGTTCAGATAGCCGTTACAAGCCAGATAGACGGAACAGAGATATTAGATGGAATAAATTACAGCGGTTTTCCTATTGTTCCGTTATGGGCAAATGAGGAGCATCAGAACGAGCTTGAAGGCATCAGAGAACAGATAGATTGCTATGACCTTATCAAGAGTGGATTCGCAAATACTGTTGACGAGGCATCGTACATCTATTGGGCAATCCAGAATGCAGGGGGCATGGATGATATAGACCTTGCTAATTTTGTAGAGAGAATGAAAACAGTTCATGCAGGATTAGTTGAGGATGCTAATGCAAGGGCAGAAGCCCACACCATAGAAGCACCTTATGCGAGTCGTGAAGCCCTTCTGGACAGATTAAGAAGCGACTTGTATGAGGATGCTATGGCACTTGATACCAAGTCAATACAGGATGGAGCTATCACCGCAACACAGATAAGAGCATCATACAGCAATCTGGATAGTAAAGCGGATTCTTATGAGTATTGTGTGCTTGAGTTTGTGGATGGTATCTTAGCACTTGCAGGAATAGATGATGAAGCTACATTTACAAGGTCACAAATCATAAATAAGCAGGAAGAGGTTCAAACAGTTCTGTCAGCAGGAACATATCTTGAGAGTGGGTATGTAACAGAAAAGATACTCACCATTCTGGGAGACGGAGACAAGGCTGAGGATATGATTAAGGAACTAGATGCTGATGATATAAGACCGTTGGTAGATGAGGGTGATACGGATGGCGAAGAAGATAACCTACAAGAGTGATATAGGAAACTCAGAAACCGAAAGTGTGCTTGAGGAATTAGAAAAGAAAATCCGAAAAGAGTACATTCAAGCCTCAAAAGAGGTTGATGAAAAATTAAAGGATTATCTTGAAAGATTCGAAAAGAAAGACACCATCAGACAAGAATACCTGCAGAAGCAATATGAGAAATACCAAGCAGGAGAAATCAGCTTCAATGAGTATAAAGGTTTTCAGAACGAATATACGAAATGGAGAATAGGGCAGGTTGCTGTCGGAAAACGCTGGGAGGAAATGCGAGATACACTTGCAGAAGACCTCACAGACACATATGGAAAAGCTAGGAGTATGATAGAAGGGTATATGCCGGAGGTGTATGCCCTTAATCACAATTATGCGACATTCATGGTGGAGTCACAGAGTCTAGTGAACACATCCTACACCTTATATGATGCCCATACAGTAGAGAGGCTGATTAAGGAAAATCCAAGGCTGTTGCCAAACACCAGATTCCATTCAGCAACTTATGAGAAAATGAGGCAGAAAACATATAAGTGGAATCAGCAGAAGATAACATCAGCGGTTGTACAAGGTATATTACAAGGTGAATCCGTACCGAAGATTGCTGAAAGGTTCAGAAACGTGGCTGAGATGGATTACAAAGCCTCAATAAGAGATGCAAGGACATCTGTTACATCAGCGCAGAATGCAGGGCGTATAGAAGCTATTCACAGGGCTGAGAACATGGGTATAAGGATGTTGAAGCAATGGTTAGCAACTCTTGATGATAGAACAAGACACGAACATAGGATTCTGGATGGACAGAGACAATATGTTGATGAACCTTTTGAGGTTGACGGATACCAGATAATGTATCCTGCTGACCCATCGGCAGAGCCAGAAATGGTTTACAATTGCAGATGCACAATGGTAACTGTATTCGATGGGTATGATAAGCAAGTTACCGATTTCGATGTTGATGAACGATTGGGGGATATGACCTATAACGAGTGGAAGGAATCAAAGGATATAAAGTCAGACCCAATTGATAAACAGGAAAAGCAGGGCAAGGCAATCAAACAGCAATATATCAACGAGTACAGGAGGATGAAGAGGTCATGATTATTAGTCAAGTAACAGTTGAAGACCATAGCGAAGAACTGTTGGCTGAGATAAGGGAAAAGATGCCTGCTATTCTGGAAAGTGTAGGGCAGGCAGGGGAGAACAATGCCAAGTTTGAAATAACAGCCCTAGGAGCGATAGATACAGGTAATCTGAGAAACAGTATCAGCCATACTGATGATGGTAATTATGCCTATATCGGAACGAATGTTGAATATGCTCCATACGTTGAAATGGGAACAGTTAAAATGCAGGAAAGACCTTTTTTGAGAAATGCCGTTTTGAACCACCAGAATGAGTACAAAGCATTATTCGAAGAGGGATTAAAAAGTTAGTTGACAACTAAAGTTTTTTTTACTAAACTACAAAATAGAGGGTATCATAGAACGATACTAACAATATATCTAAATGGCGCAGAAAGCCACCGAAAGAAAGGAAGAGTATTATGGCACTTACAAATGCGAATGTAAAAGAAATCCTGTCCAAAGCAGGTGTTGACAGCGAACACATGAAGGATGCTGTTAATGAGATTATCGAAGGACACACAACGTCTATTGAGGCTCTGAGGGAAGAGAGAGACGGCTACAAGGAAAAGGCACAGAAAGTCGAAGACCTTGAGAAACAGCTTGAGAAGGCTCAGAAAGACCTCAAAGAAGCAACTAGCGATGATTCTGAACAGAAATACAAGACTAAGTATGAAATGCTTAAGGAAGAGTTTAAGGAATATAAGAAGGACATCGAAGCAAAAGCCACAAAGGAGAATAAGGCAAAGGCATACAAAGATATTCTGAAAGAAGCTGGTATTTCTGAAAAGAGAATTGAAGCTGTATTAAAGGTTTCAGACGTAGATTCCATTGAGTTTGATGATGAAGGCAAGGTAAAGGATAAGGATGACCTGCTTAAGAGTATCAAGGAAGAGTGGAGTGATTTCATACAGACAGCAGATGTACAGGGTGCAAAGACAGATAATCCACCAGCAAATACAGGTGGAAGCAAGACTCTGACAAAGGATGATATTATGAAGGTGAAGGATACATCTGAACGTCAGAAGCTGATTAAAGAAAATATAGATTTGTTTAGAGCATAGGAGGGAAATAATATGCCAGCTAAGGAAGGATTAACAAAGGTTGCAAATATCGATGTAACAGCGAGAGAGCTTGACTTTGTTACAAGATTTGCCAATAATTGGGATTCACTCAGAGAGATTCTGGGAATTATGAGACCTATCAGAAAGGCAAACGGAACTACACTACGTTCATTTACAGCTACAGTAACTCTTGCACAGTCTGTTGGAGAGGGTGAGGAAATCCCATATTCACCAGCAGAAGTTGAGGAAGCATATAAGGAAGATATCACAGTTGAGAAGTATGCTAAGGGTACATCTATCGAGGCTATCAATAAGTGGGGAGCTGATATTGCTATCGCTAAGACAGATGAAGCATTCCTTAACGAGCTACAGGGAAATGTACTTGATAGATTCTATACATTCCTGCAGACAGGTTCACTTACAGGTTCAGAGGATACATTCCAGATGGCTGTTGCTATGGCTATCGGTAAGGTAGTGGACAAGTTCAAGAAGATGCGTAAGGATGTAACAGAGATTGTTGTATTTGTAAATACTCTGGATGCTTATAAGTATCTTGGAGCATCAGACCTTTCTCTACAGACAGCATTCGGTATGCAGTATGTAAAGGATTTCATGGGAGCATCTACAATGATTCTTTCATCTGAGATTCCAAGTGGTAAGGTTATCGCTGTTCCATCAGAGAACATTGACCTTTATTACACAGACCCAGCAGATAGCGATTATGCTAAGGCAGGTCTTGTATATACAACTGATGGTGTTACAAACCTTATCGGATTCCATGTTGAAGGTAACTACAAGACAGCCGTTGGCGAGGTATTCGCACTTCTTGGTATGAAGCTTTGGGCTGAGTATCTAGATGGTATTGCTGTTATTACGGTAAACTCGGGAAACTTTAAAGACCTCACCGTGACAGCCACAACCGATGGGGTTACTCTTTATGGTGGCAAAGTAGCAAGTGATTTACAGAGTGATGTAGCAATCAATGGCGAGACAATCAGCGGTAAGCTCAACTTTATTGAAGGTGGACTTGCTCCAAGCGGATATCTTGCAGGTGATGGTTACTTTATGGCACTTACTTGGAGTCAGCCAGAATCTGGAGTTACAAAGGTGGAAGTAGGATTACAGCCAAGCCTTGACAGCGGTCTTGTTGATGGAACATCTGACCCAGACAGAACTATTGTATGTAAGGTAACACCTTCACTTGACCAGAAGTTTGTTATCGTACAGACAGGCGATGGAAAGAGAACACAGTTCTTTGACCTTGACCTTGAGTTCTTACCACAGACAGAGGGCTAAAACAATAAAGGGCAGGCGTGAGGCAGGGATGTTCTCTGCCTGTCCTTGTTAAATACAAGGAGCTTATTATGACAGAGGTATTTCAATATCTTAGAAATTGGTTTGACAGAAATCAGCCAAAGTATTATGGAGAGTTCAAAATTGAAAATGGTGCTTTGGTAGGCGATTATAAGATTGCAACAGGTCAGTTTTATAGGATTATGGGAAGTGCCTTAAATGATGGCGTTTACAAGTATGGAACAGATGAGCTTGAGGATGAAACCTTTGAAGGTTCAATCTGGCTTATGGCTGTACCGAAGGATGTCAGAAATCTAATCAATGAAATCTCTTCATGGCAAGAGAAATATGGTGGTATTGATTCAGAAAATATGTCACCATTCCAGAGTGAGAGTTTTGGCGGATATTCGTACACCAAGGCAAGCGGTAGTTCAACAAGTTCAAGCTCTGTACCGACTTGGCAAGCAGTATTTGCTGATAGGTTAGGGAGGTATAAGAAGCTATGAGCCTACTTGATAAAGCCATGGAAAGCTATATCATTTTAAATAAATCAACCATGCCAGACGGCTATGGTGGAACTATAACAACTTGGGTTGAGGGGGCAACGATACAATGTGCTACTCAATTCAATAACTCTATTGAGGCAAAGACGGCTGAGGCGCAGGGTGTAACCTCCGTATATACCTTGACAACAAGAAAGAATATCACCTTGCAATATCATGATGTACTAAGGCGAGTTAGAGACGGAAAGATATTCAGAATTACATCTGATGGTGATGACCTTTATACGCCAGAAAGCGCAAGCCTCAATATGAGGAATGTTTCAGCAGAGGAATGGGAGTTGCCAAATGGATAAAGAACAAGCGTTACAAGGTTTCTGGGAGAGTTTCGGTATCCCTGCATTTGATAAGAATACAGTTGATGAAGATGCTCCATTCCCAAGAATAACATATGATGTGACGATAAATGAGTTTGGCGTACCAACGTCCTTATTCGCCTCAATTTGGGATAGGAATACAAGTTGGGGGAGAATTACAGGTCTGGCACATGAAATTGATTCTAGGCTGTCAGAGGGCGGTCAGATGGTGTTATTTGATGGTGGTGCTTTCTGGATAAAGAAGGGAAACCCATTTCAACAGAGAATGAGTGACCCAGATGATACAATCAGAAGAATTATTGTTAATGTCGAAGTAGAATATTTGGAGGGTAAAAGATGATTTTTACAAAGATTCCAGAGGATACATTTAAAAATATTCAGCTTAATGCAGGTATTATTTGCGACAGTTTTAATCCGCAGACAAGACAGATAGGAAATCTGTTAGGAGCTACAACAGGAGATATATCCTTTACAGCTGACCCAACCTTTGAGGATTTCGGAGACGATATAAATAACTGTCCTAAGAATACTCTTGAATTAAAGAAGCTGACAGAGTGGGCTGTTGCTCTCAAAACAACTTTCGTTACTCTGACTATCGGTCTTGCAAAGAGCCTTATCGGAGCAGGTGATGTCAGCGGTTCAAAGATAGTTCCAAGAAATGATATTCTCACAACTGATTATGATGATATATGGTGGATTGGAGATTATTCAGATAAGAATACAGGCGAGGATGCAGGCTTCTGTGCAATACACATGATGAATGTACTCAACACAGGAGGATTCCACCTTACATCAACTGATAAGGGAAAAGGCAATTTCGATTGTAATTTCGAAGCTCATTATTCAATGAATGCGCAGGATACAGTACCATTTGAGGTATATGTAGTACAGGGCGGTTCAAGCGCACTTGGAAGCATCCTTTTCGATAAACATACAATCGAGCTAGAAGATGGTGGAGAGGCAACAATCGTAGCAACTGTAGAGCCAAGTGGTACATCAGTAACTTGGACAACAAGTGACAGCTCAGTTGCAACAGTAAGTAATGGAGTAGTTACCGCAGAAGGCGCAGGAAACGCAATTATCAAGGGTGCAATAACCGTTGATGGAGTTACATACGATGATACTTGCACAGTAATAGTAGCAGAGGGATAATATATGAAAAAGCTATCAGAGTTCAAAGATGATGAGGCGATGGATGTTCTTGCGGAAATCCTTGACCCAATGGTAAATATGATGCAGAACAAGAAGTTTGTTCTGGCGTTTAAAGGCGATAAGAAAAATGATATAAAACCTAACAGGGTTGAAGCCATAAAAATAGCAATAACGGACAACAGGGCTGATGTTGTTAAGATTATGGCGGTATTAAATGAAA